CGAGTGCTGCAGGCTGTCCAGATCGGCGTAGTTTGGAGTCTTCTTGAACGGGATGTTTTTCGAGTACATGGATTCGTTGTACTCGATAGCAGAGATGGTACGAATCATCTCCCCGTTACCTGAAATCGACAGGATTCGGAATGGCTTTTTGACCTTGGTGCCGCGGCCCGCCATGTAGTCCGCGTAATCCTCGGGCTGGTTCTCCAGGGGCTGGTACAGGTTAATGTTGCCGTCAGCATCGACCCAGCAATCGCGGGATTCCATAATGTCGGTATCCCACAGCTCGACAGATTGGGTCAGTGCAAAAGCGTGCTCTGCTTCCAGAATGACACCCCAGCCCTTACCTGCTGTGTAGATCGGCTCAAGGACGCCAATATCGTCCCCGCCCTGTGTCTTCAGACGCCGTACACGCTTCGCGCCGTCATACCCGCTCAGATACACGATCTCACCAGCAACGGACGCTACAGACACATCGTAGCGCTTCTGGGCGCTGCTGCGAACCAGCACCGTGTCGCAGTCTCCCAGTTCCTCTTGAATCAGCAGCTTCGATACTGTCGAGCCCGGACTCACGCGGCCAGAGTATCCCCACTGGGGCATGTCGTGCTGTACGTACACCACATCACCAATTCGACAGGCAATGGCATCGATAAAGGCATCGAATGTCACCGTCTGGGTGATGTACTTGTTCATGTTTAGCGCCAGCTCGGCTTCGTAGTGGGCCTGCTCTTCACTGGTGCACCCCAGGAGCGTGAAGGAGGTCAATCGCTGAACTTCACCCTTTGCCAAGGCGTCATCATCGTACAGTCGAACGGCACGCTGACGGTGGTTGTCGTCGCGGTCGTAGTAGGACACCTCGATCTCATTGGCGCGATCTTCAACGCCAAGCCAGCTGATGTTGAAGCTGTCCTGAATGATGTTTGCCTGGGAAAACATCATCACAGGCTCGTCTGGCATCTCAATAGACAGAGAGTACCGGGTTCCCATCATCACAGGCTTGGCATGGCCAACTCGCATCACCGGCTGCAGCGCATCCCACAGGCCATTGTTTCCATCGATCACACCGTTAAATTCCAGACCCTCCTGGTCACAGAATTTGGCCCAGCGCTTAAACATTGGCAGATCAATGGATACCTCGGGAATGGAGCCACCGTACCGGTTGTTGGTCATCCCGTCATATGCAATCCAGGCTGGGTTTTTGGAAGCCTTCATCTCCCATGTCTGCGCTGATTCGTTCCAGACCTTTACCTTGATGCCCTGATGCAGAAACGACACATTCGGCACCCGGCTCAGCTGGTTTGTCATCCGCATTCGCAGAGCCAGCAGGGCGGTGTGCTTGTACGTCACAGGGTCTTCAATGATCCCGTTGATGTCTGAAACAGAAACGTTGTCGCTGATCTTGGTATCTTCGGAGTTCTCGCTCAGTCGGCGAATCTTGCAGGCGTACCGCGACTCAGGCAGATTGTCGATCATCACAGATCGGCGCAGTGCGCTGGATGTCTTGGCTGCCAGCGTGTACGACTTCACCTCTGAGTGCGGTGTGGGCAGATCCAGGGACTCAACAACAACTTCGATCTCGACCGAATGCTCACCACGGTTGCCGCTATCCTTGATCCGGAACAGGCCCGCTGGGGCAACTATGTCAAATCGGATCGCATCGACCTCAGAGGTTGTGTTCCGGGACACGTAGTCCTGCGTCAGCTCTACACCGACACTCTGCGGGATAACCGTTCGGTTGAACCAGCCAACTGAGGATTGATCGGCCGTACCTGTTCGGGTGCGAACCTCTACATCAGTGAAGTAACTCAGTGGCTGGTCGTCCAGCTGGATGTTGTGGATCCCTTCGATTTCACCCTCGCCTGCATTGATCAGCATGTGTAGGTACTGATCGTCCTCTACGTTCTCTGTGAACAGGCCCACAATGTTGCCAGCCATCCGATGTTCGCCGTAACAAAGAGGAAAGGGTACTCCTTCTACAGAGGTGTTCTTTGCGCCGTCTACGCCATATGTCGGGCTGTCGTCCGCATTGTTGTATTTGAATGCGTTCGCATCTGGAGCGGCCGGAGGCAGTACGGCATTGATCAGCAGGGTGCCACCGATCTGCACCATTGCCGCAGACATCGCACCGGTTCCCACCACGCCGGTGATACCTGATGCCCAAGCTGCCCCAGCCGCAATACCGCCGGATACCACCGACAACGCGACCACTGCCACCAGGCGCAGAATGTTCTTTCCGCCGCTACCTTGTGGCACAGGGCAAATAACCAGACTGTCGCCCGGCTTCGGGTAGGTGCTGGACAGAGCACTCTCTGGCACCACGCCGCCATTAAGTGAGGCAACCACTTCTGATCGGGCGCTACTCAGTAGCTGGGCAACGCTCTTCATCTCAAAATCGGCAGTCAGAATGGCACGATCAGATACATCAAATGGATTGCGAATCACAATCACATTGAACTGGCCATTTTCAGTCGCCAACATATTCGTATACCCCCATCAAACGCTTTTCCCAATCCTCCAGGCGCTCGATAGTTACGCCCCCAGACTTCTCCCAGGTGTGAATGAATCGCCCGTCACCCATGTAGGTGCCCACATGTAGGTTGCCGGGTACTTTGAACAGAAGGACGGCACCGGCTTCCAGCTGGCACTCTTCCCACAGGTACAGATCGCCGACCATCATCGCGGTGATCTTTGCCCCACAGCCGTCTTCTGGTGAGATGTGATCGACAGGCCAAACCCCTGTGCGCTGGAAGTACAGGAATCGAACCAAGCCATAGCAGTCGAATACGTCAGGCCCCCTCCCGCCGTAGCGGAAAGGGGCTCCAATCAGGTCGGAATAACTCATTTAAATCTCCGCGCCAGGCCCGGGCAGCCACCGAAGTTCCGGCTGTTGCCCTTTACTCCGCACCCGTTGTCGCCCTGCAGGGTGAGATCACATGACGGAGCTGTACCGGTGTAGCCGCATTCGGCACTCTTGAAGCGCCAGCTGCAGCGATCTCGCCATTGGGTTCTGCGCGGGAACCGCAGACGGCTGGGATCGAGCGCCCCCAGTGCCCAGGACACCTTGTAGTTGGCAGCAGATGCCCCGGTCACTATGAATGTTTCGACCAGCTCAGGCGGCTGCAGCATGTTCCCGGTGTTGATGACGATCATCTTCACCCCGAAACCCACGCCACCGCCGTATTCCTGCATCTTCTGCTGAACGGCCTGGGTGTAGTCGGAGATATTCAGGGAGACTGACGGGACTTCACCCGCCGAGTGCTTCACCTCAATTTCAAAGTCAACCGGGCCGTACAGGTTGTTGTGCCAGGTGATCGGCTCGTTGTTTCGCACCAGTCGCAGAACCTCTGCCTCTTGGCCCGTAGATGGGTCAATTACTGACACCTCCAGCGCGATCAATATGACGTTTTCTGACGACACCAGGTTCTTCTCGATAGCCGTCTCGATACTGATAAGTTCTGGCATTACATCTCTTCCAGCTGGATACCGGTCACATCCCATACACGGTGCGTTCCGCGACCGGTGTACTTTGTTGCCCAGTGGCTTTTGAATCGAACCTGCACCGTCTCACCGGTGAATCCATTTACCCATTCAAAGCCGACAGATCCGCCGCGCACTTCATCCCAGAAGTTATTCAGAGTGCTCAGGTCGTCGTCACTCAGATTGGTGAAACCGATGGTGAAGGTTCGGCGTGGCTTGCGGGTGAAGCGGGGGCGACTACTTACGTAGCCACCCTCCATTTCATTTCGCAAAGCAGGGTCTTCCCGGTCAACCGAGTAGTGCCGGGTGTCTGGCTTACTGGTCAGGGTCGGAAACGTCTTCACGACATAGCTCCTTTCATACCTGTCCGGAATGCGCCGGGGCGAGTGGCCGCCTTCAGGACGACATCCAGGATCATTTTTTCGCCGTCCATTCGCTTCTCGGTTTCACCCTGAGATACCTGCTGGCCGGACTGATTGATGATGTTCACCTGCACATCGCCGCCGCCACCGCCTTTCATGGTCACGGGGATAGTCCGGCCATCAGGCAGTGGCACGTAGGCTTCCGGTCTGGAGCCTTCACCGTACAGTGCAATTTGAGGGGAGTGGGCGATGCCGCCGTTGGCGTACTGACGCAGAGTGGCTTTGCCGTGCTCGGTCATGATCCCGCCGGTGGCAAACGAGGCCGTTGGGGATGTACCGGTTACGGATGTGCCTGCTGCAGCTGTGGCTGGGCCAGCAGAGAACAGGCCAGCAATGGAGCTACCCAGCTGGGTCAGCATGTTGCCACCGCCGAATGCCTGAGCCATCAGGCTATTCAGCTGCGCCTGAACGATCATGTATGCCAGATCCTCCAGGAACGAACCGAAGTCGCCTTTGCCCTTAACCAGGAAGTCGGTCAGGGTGCCACTCATGTTTTGCATGGAGCGAGCCCAGACGCGGTCCATTGCTTGAGACTTGTTAGACCACTCGCGCAACAGGGAACCTGTTGCTGATTCGGTCTTGCGGACAAAATCACGATTCAGCGCGCCCCGGTACTCGGCCAGCTTCTGGATCTGGTCATCGGTCAGTTGGCCGGTCAGCGCCAGCTTCTCCTGCCAGGCGTCCAGCCAAACAACCGTCTCTTCATGGTTGGCTTCGATCTGCTGCCTTTCGGTCATCAGTTCGCGGTTCAGAGACTTGGTGGCCGAAACCATTTTCGTGATGTTCGCTGACACGTCCATCTGTGCCTGCTGCACCTGGAGATCGGCCATGGTCTGCTGAAGCTTTTCAACCTCCGCGGTGACATCACTGCCAGAGGATCGCAACAGAGCGATCTTCTCGTTCACAGACTCAATGGTTTTATTCAGCTGACGGGTGCCAGTGGACATCTTCAGCCACGGGTTTTCGCCCTCGGCTATCTGGCGAGTAGTGGTTGCGATCCGGGCCTGCTGGTTCGCCAGCTGTTTTGTCATGGACTCCAGATCTTTGAGATCCTTCTTCCGCAGCTGGTTGGCCTGGTTGATTTCGTGGATCTGCTGCAGCATCGTCCGAATGCGGTCAACCATTCCCTTATCGACCTGCTCAAAGTCACCACGGGCCAGACGATTCTCGAACTGCGCCAGCTCCTGGTTCGCATCGACAGACTTGGCCTGCACCTTCTGCAGTTTGTCAGAGACGCGATCCAGGTATCTCTCAAGATCGGTCTTCTTCTTTTTGTCAGAGGTGACCAGTACCAGATCCTTCGGCCCCTGCAGCTTCAGGATTTTTTCGATCTCGCCCCGCATCTTCTCGGTTGCAACGGTCAGCTGGTTCATCCGGGCAATCTCGCCCTCAGACGCCATGCCGGTCTTCTGTTTCTCGATCAGCTTCTCCAGCTCTTCTGCCATGCGGTCAGTCTCTTTGACATACGGCATGGCCAGGGCTGTTTTGTACGATTCGAGAATCCCGTTGAACTGCAACTCATAGGCTTCCTTCGAGAGTGCACCATCAGAGAAGCGGGTGTAGATCTCGTCGAAAGTAGCAGAGAACGCTTTTACCAGGTCGCGCTGGGAGCGCTGGGTTACAACCTGAGTACGCTGGAACAGCTGGTCGCCAATGCGACTATTGATCGATACAGAGGACGCCTCAATATTCCGGGTTGCGTCCGCAATCTCGATCTTCAGG